GGAGCAGTAACAACTATGAACTATCGAAAACCTAGACTTACAGCTGGCGCGATTAACGGCCTGGAGCTCAACCCCGACGGGACCGCCAAGAAACCTATTTGGGCATGGTTTGGTGGAGTCTCGACAGTCGTTGATAATGTTCAGGACGTCCCTGGCACACTGGTTAGCAATGGCCTGGACTTTACTTATGACACTCAACCGCTTTACCGGAAGATCGACGGACCGAGCGAACTAGCACAAACGGATTTGTTTGAAGTTTCAAAGCTCAGAGCCGAAGTTGTCGCAGTCTCCCCATTCGGAGAAGTTAAACCGCTGCACGCGCATGTCAGCACTCGCCACAAGTTCGACGGTCACCAACCGGAGGATATGGTTAGATTCTTCGCCATGGTAGCATCGGAGCACCCGCTTTCATTCGAGAGCTTGGTGGTCCTGGACCACGGGCGCACGATCTTCGCAGCTGCCAAGGCCTACCAGTCAGTCAGCACGTTGTTCGACACTGAGATAGTTGAGCCCTATATTTGTTTTTCTACTGGAGTAGATCGCGCTACAAGTGTTTGGTGCGAACTGGTATTGCCAAACTGCATGAACGCCTTCCCGAATTTTATCAACGGTCGCAGCGCTCTCCGCTTCACGCACCATACCCCGCTGAGAATGGATGCGTTGATGTCAAAATTCAGCCTGGAAGGGACAACACGTTATCAGGCGGACATATCAGCAATGGCGCAGATGTATCTGGACTCTACAGAACGCCGACGTTATTTTTCCAGGATCCTCTGGGATAATCGCGCTACCCTCTACCAAGTTAAGATGGCCGGAGAAGGAGCCCCACGGTCCGAGATAGAGATGCCGATCGAGAAATTCCGCAAGCATAACGATCACATCGACGAGCTCGAGCACTGGAACGATAACGCACCTGGACAAGAACAGGATTGTCGGCGAGATAATGTTTGGGGAGCTTTCAATGCGGTATTGTTCTGGACGGACCACGCCAAACGGTCCAACGTCCACGAGCAGCACAGCAGGAAAAATTCCATCCTTCAAGGGCCATTGAATGCCATCAAAAAATCAGCACTTCGCAGCGCTCAGCTGCTAGCTGCTTGAGATCCGATGACGGCCTAATTCTAATCATTATCCTGGTGATAATAATCATACTATTCCACGGCCTAACCTAATCAGCGCCTGCCTGGGGGCGCCAATTCCCAGGACCTCCTATCCCCACCAAAGGGGAAATTAAGCGCCCCGCCTGGGGCGCTATTTTTTTGGGGTCCTGGTCAATCCCGCAGATCCGCGGATCCGCCTGGATCCTGGCCTGGATCCACGCCGAGCAGCTGATGCCCTGGTCAACTGGCGAGCGCGAATTTTTGAGCGATTTTTTTGCGGGTCCCATGGGGAAAGAATCCTATCATAAATTCCCTCTGTGCTTCTGTGCACAAGTGGCAAGTTTGGCATGTGACCTTTCCTGATTTTGCTCCGTGCCATTCTGCAGGACACATGATAACCTTGTGACCTTGTGGCGTGTAACTTACTTTAGGCGTGCCCGTCGGCATTAGCACAGCAACCGGTCCGTAGTGCGTCAGTCCGTCGGCTTGTGTTGCATTGTCAGCTGACCAATTGACAGTAAACCCGTTATCGTTGCAGTATTGAACCACGCGCACGTTGTGCGGTGTAGGTTTGTGGTGTGTATAGGTCCAGCCGTGTTTTCCCTTGTTAGCCTGGACAAGTCTAACCATAGCGTGCCAAATAATTTGACCTAGTTCGTGCGGTAGGTCCCCGCTTACATTGTGGCGCCAGTAAACACTACGTGCTAACCTTTTGATTTTTCTACAGAATTCTACCCAGGATACACCACGCTCCCCGCTTGAGACTTTATCCCAGTGTAGGCGCTGCGGTCCAAACAGAGCATAGCAAAATGGGCATTTCTTCGGGCATGTTTCGCGCCCTGATGTACTGGCAGGTATTGGTCCGGTTTTCCGGTTTGATGCAATCGGTGTTAGGTGGTACATGTTCGCTCCCTGTCAAAAGAGCGATTTTACCATTGATCCAGGTCAGACTCTACCGTTTTTTCACGTCGTTTTCTCCGATGATAGGATTTCTCCGAAGTATGAACGCTCCCCCGTGCCGTGCTGTGCTTAGCTACGAGGTTACGCATACGCCTGTGCGCTCGTCTGTGCTTCTGTGTGTCCCGTGTTGCTTTCACAACACTGAGAATAGTAACACCAAGCCAACCAAGCCTATAATAGGCCACATACTGTCTTCCATTGGTACTGTATTGGTCCTGTGTAGTTATAAGTGTCTTAATGACGAGGCATAGTGATGCTCCGTCCCGTGTGGACTGCTAGGTACTGTTAGAGATTGTCGTGGCATGGTTTACCATGGATTGTGTCAACATCACTTAGCCCACGTTTTCTGTGCGTCCCTCGTCATAACGCATCTGAACAGTAGCACCTTTCCAACCGATCCAAGGAGCGCCAACCTTGATATTTACTGTCGGAACACAGTCCCCATACTATATAGGAAATGGGGGTAAAAACGGCTAAGGTATGCCGTTTTTTGAATAAACCGTCCTTATGAAAGAAACTTACGTCCTAATGAGGGAGTTGTAGACGTTATTGGAACGGAGTCACCCTATATGGGTGTTGTATCCGCTTATAGGGAATCTTCTGCCCTCTTGAGAGAAAGCGTTGACAGCACTGTGGGATTCGTGTTTATAATGGCTTATGCAAGGGCAAAGTCAATCGCAAAATGGGGCTTTGGGCAAGTGGTGATAAGATCGGGGATAATTCTGGATAGTGGGGCTTCCGTGAAACCTTCACCTCCCTTGCAGAAGGTGATCTTAGTAATAGAGAAAGGTGTTACCAGTAATGAAGAAAAGGTGTACCCAGTAATGGAGAGGAACGGCGGCCCTAGTAATGGAGGCCATACCTCGGGGATAAGGAGTATCTAGATCGTATTTCCTACTTAATGGAGCAAGTAAATGACTAAGAAGGCTAAGATGACGTTGAAAACTGATGCTCAGCGAGCTAAGGACCTGGAGATGCTTACCCAGGCTAAAGATGCCTGCTGTGACGCTGTTGTGGAGTTCTCGTCTGACCTGTGGAACTCTGAGTGGAAAGTTAAGTACATCTCTTTGAGTGTCTTTAACTCCGTAGATGATGCTGCTGATCTGATTAAGTGTGCTCGTACTCATCTGCTTGAAGAATACGTTACTGACGACTGGTCTAAGTTGAATGAAGACGAGCGCCGTAACGCTACGCACACGCACTACTACCGCTAGTTATGCCTGAGCTTGAGCTCGACGAGCTTCTCAAGAAGCTGAAGAACTTAAAGTACGAGGTTGGTGCTAAGCGTCGGGCTCAAGGCTCCGTGCCTATAGATACTATCTTGAATCGTATGTTAGACCACATTGAGTCCATAAAGTCTATCAACATAGGTCCTAGCCTGCCCGAAAGGGACCGTGCTTTAAGAAAGGCGTGGAATCTATACGTAGATGCTCAAGAGTACAAAGGCCCTGTGATTCCAACATACGATCCCGACCGTGAAATTCCTCTTGAGGACCACATTGTTGAGGTTGAGTCGGCTTACGCTCGTGCAGGTGGTCTGGGATATGCCTCTGTGTCGTGGGGATTGATGGGTATTCACAAAGGCGGTACTCAGATCTGGTTGCACGATTATTGGGTTCCGCGTAAACTACGGCTGAAATATGACAGCTGGGTAAATAACAAGGGGAACAAGTCTTGGAGACTATAACTTCTGAAATGCTTGCTCCGTACCTGCAAGTGGAAGTTGACCGATCAGTAAAATCCGCCAATGAGTTCACTAAAGATGTTCTAGACCATTACATCCTTGGGGATGAGATAGAAGGTGTTATGCTCCCCTGGGGAATACTCGACGACAAGTTCAGATTCCGCTGTGGAGAGTGCAGTATCCTCGCAGGCATCAACTCATCTGGGAAGAGCCTCCTAGCAGGCCAGTTCATTCTTGAGGCCATGAGCCAAGGAGAGCGATGTCTGTCTGTGTCTTTAGAAATGTCCCCACGTTCTCAGCTGATTAGACTTTGGAGGCAGGCCTCAATGGAGGTGAAACCGTCCATCGACTTCGGCTTGATGTTCTCAGCCTGGAGTCGAGAACGGCTGTACTTCTTTGACAAGCGTGGGTCTGTGGACCTGAACACGCTTATGGCGGTCATACGCTACAGCTTAGACCACTTTGAGACACGCTTTATCCTAGTGGACAGCCTGATGACAATAGGCGGTGTGGCTAACGATGACTACAACGCACAGAAGCAGGTGGCTGCTATGATTGCTGAGACAGCCCGTGATCTGGACTGTCACATACTCCTGGTAGCACATGCTCGTAAGTCTATGTCTATAAAGGACAAAATAGACCGTTTTTCTATAAGGGGCGCAGGGGAACTCGCTGACATTGTTGACAATGTACTGCTCCTACAGCGATATTACCCTGACGACCCTGACGACGCTGATGCGTACCTGTCTGTTTCTAAGGCACGCCATTGGGACATGGCTGAGTGCAATATAGACCTGTTCCTTGATCCACCTAGTCTACAGCTTTACACCTCTACCCACCCACCAAAGAAGTTGCTAATGGATGACGATGACTTAGATGGATAAAGCCTGGAAAGCATTTGAGCGTAGGGTAGCCGAAAAGACAGGCGGTGAGCGCATCCCTGTGGCTGACAGGAGGTCCCACCTGGACGTACTTCACCCCCTATTGGGGATTGAGTGCAAGTACCGCCGTACTGTGTCCAAGTTCCTTAAAGAGGCTCTGGAGCAGGCTAAGGCAGGCTCTGAGGAAGATAGTCTCATCCCTGTGGTTGTTCTAGGCGAGAAGTACCAGAGCGACATGTACGCTTTCATGGATCTGGATCACCTACTAAAGCTCTTAGAGATAATGAAAACACTTTTAGAAGAGCCTCCGACTATCTTAGTTGGGGAAGGAGAGACTGAGTGAGCCTATATCAAGACTACATAGCTATATCCAGGTATGCACGCTATCTACCTGAAAACAAAAGGAGAGAGACTTGGCCTGAGACTGTCAACAGGTTTATAGAGTTCTTTTCTGAATATACAGGGGAAGATTTGAGCTTCTTACAGAAGCCTATCGAGGAGAAAAAAGTTCTCCCTTCCATGAGAGCGATTATGACCAGCGGAAGAGCGTTAGAGAGGGACCACTGTGCTGGCTACAACTGTGCATACGTTGCTGTGGATCATGTGAGGGTGTTTGACGAAGCCCTGTACATCATGCTCTGTGGTACTGGGTTGGGCTTCTCTGTGGAGCGCCAGCATATAGCTAAGCTGCCAGAGATAGCTGAGTCCTTCTACCATACTGATACAACCATAGTTGTAAGTGACTCTAAGCTGGGCTGGGCAAAGGCTCTGAAAGAGTTGGTTAGTATGTTGTATTCTGGGCAGATGCCCAAGATAGACACTTCCAACGTCAGGCCAGCAGGAGCTCCTCTTAAAGTTTTCGGGGGAAGGGCATCAGGCCCTGAACCACTAGAAAGGATGTTTAAGCACTTTATGAGAGTCTTTGAGAACGCTGCAGGCCGTAAACTCAACTCTATCGAAGTACATGACCTTATCTGTTACCAGGGAGAGGCTGTCCTGGTAGGTGGTGTTAGGAGAACCGCCCTTATCAGCTTGTCTAACCACAGTGACGAGAGGATGCGAAATGCGAAAAGTGGACAGTGGTGGGTGGAGAATCCCCAAAGAGCACTTGCGAATAATTCAATCTGCTATACCGAACAGCCCGATGTGGGCGCTTTCATGCGTGAATGGCTGGCTATATACGAAAGTAGGTCAGGAGAACGTGGGCTCTTTAACCGTGAGGCATGTAGAAGTATGCTCCCCGAAAGGAGAGAGGGCGACCACGATTTCGGTACTAACCCCTGCAGCGAAATAGTCCTTAGATCTGCCCAGTTCTGCAACCTCTCAGAGGTGGTATGCCGTCACGGCGATACCTTAGAGTCTCTGAAGAAGAAAGTAGAACACGCCACCATCTTAGGAACTGTACAGTCAAGCCTTACTGACTTCAGATACCTGCGGAGCATCTGGAGGAAAAACTGTGAAGAAGAGCGCCTGCTAGGCGTAAGCCTTACTGGGATATATGACTGTCCGTTTCTGATGGACTGTACTCCAGCAGAGCTCTCTATCCTAAGAGATCACGCGATCAAGACCAACCGCAAGTGGGCTAAGAAGCTGGGTATTAACCCATCCACTGCAGTGACCTGTGTGAAGCCGTCTGGGACGGTGAGTCAGCTCGCGTCCTGCAGTTCGGGCATCCATCCCGCCTACAGCCGTTATTATATTCGGAGGGTCCGAAACGACAAGAAGGACCCCCTGGCTCAGGTTATGATCGACGCAGGGATCCCCTGTGAGGAAGATAAGGCAAACCCAGAGGCATGGGTGTTCTCCTTCCCAATGATGTCTGAGGGGCTAACCAGGAAGTGTATAGGGCCTATTAAACAGCTCGAGGTGTGGCTCAAATTCGCTCTCCACTGGTGTGAGCACAAACCAAGTATGACCTGCTATATGGGGGAGAAGGATTGGCCTACTGTGGGGTCCTGGGTATGGAGTAACTTTGATGTGCTGAATGGTGTATCGTTCCTGCCGTCAGCTGATGATGGGCATGTATATGAGCAGGCTCCCTACGAAGATCTAGATAGTCTTTCTTATTCTACCCTAAAAGAAGCAATGCCCAAGGAAATAGACTTTTCTTTTGAAGAGGCCATGGACAATACAACCGCAAGTCAGGAATTAGCCTGCACAGCAGGAGTGTGTGAAATATGAAAAAACTTTCAGAATATTTTAAGGACAGAAAATGGTATAGTAATGACGAGCCAAAGCCAATGCCTATAGATGCCTCCCCAGAGGGGATCGACATTACGATACGGAATATCAATCGAGTAACCATGCCAAGGAGCGATGATTCTGGAACCGATAGGGGGGAGTATTACGAGTTCTTGGCAAAGTGTGATCTGTATAGGGCTTTATGTGGTATCGCTGGGTTCAAGGAATTCCGCAGACAAGATGAAGATGATCATTCATGGACGGTAGAGGCAGACATAAGGCCCACTTACGATTACCGTGATGGCGGGAAATGGGGCGTCAAGAAACTTGGTTGGCTGGTGATGTGTGATGGAGAATTATATTTTACGTCCAAAAGAAAGCAGGACTGCATAGATTGGTTAAGGGAAAATGTTCCTCCGTATGTTCATAGTGAGCCTTGGTACTCAGACCTACCGGGGTATGGTACGGAGCAAGGGGTTTACTTAGGCGATGGGGTATACGGACATTGATAGCCAAAGATAAGCGCTGGCAAAACAAGGACTATCTTAAGTTTGTCAGTGAGATGCCCTGTTCTAACTGCAGGATTATAGATGGTACTGTGGTCCCTCATCACCTCAAGCATCGGTACTCCCCGTGGGGGGGTGGGGGCATAGGCCTTAAAGCATCTGATATACTTACGATGCCATTATGCCATGACTGCCATACTCGAGCTCACAACGGGGACGGAGAGATACTGGACTTCCAAGCGCCTTTTATCTTCAAAGCGCTTGACGCAGCTACCAAGCATGATGTAATATCCATCACATACAAGCCCTATGAGTATTACAGGTTATGATTGACGAACAAACAGTAGAGAGTGCGCTAGACTTCCTGCGGGACAACGCAGGCAAGATTGGCAAGGCTCGAGCGGAACGTGTGTACCTGGAACAGTTCAGGAAGAGCAAGAAAGCTATTCTGTTCGATCAAGCTAACGAGGACACAGTAGCAGCAAAAGAGCAATGGGCGCTCCGTCACGCAGACTACCTACAGGTACTGGATGCGTTGAGAGCAGCCGTTGAGGAAGATGAACGACTCAGATTCTTGAGTGCAGCAGCGGAGGCAAAGATAGAGGTATGGAGGACTATCCAAGCGAACGTGAGAGCGGAACAAAAGGCTTTCTAATGAACTCGAACGATTTTCTGAAAACAGAGGCAGAGGGGTTGCAGGAGTACGAGGATACAGGACAAGCAGCCAATCATGCAGAAGAGTTAAACCAACAGCGGAGGACCCCGATGGCATACTATGACCAAGAAGACAATGTACTAATCGTATACCTGCAGGACGATAGGTCAAACCCTAAAGCCCCGTCCTACACTGGGAAGGGCCTAGCATGGGGTAAGGCCACCAGAGCAGCCGTCTGGCATAACGTCAGCAAGAACGGCAAAGACTACCTCAAGATAAGACTTGAGGAGCCCAGGGACAGTGCACCGTCACCTGAATACACTAAGAAGCCAGCCAGCGACATACCATTCTAATGATTGAGACGCCTATTAATTACCCTGATGGTAGTGTGGTAATTCTAAATTTTAACCCGAAGAAACACTACTATAATGTGGAAGATAAGTACGTCCCTTCCGTCACCACAGTGCTGAATGTTATCTCTAAGCCTGCTCTCGTACCCTGGGCTGTCAAGATGGGAGCGGAGTGGTTTACAGAAAACTGCGAGGCTTTTACGCAAGCAGAGCTCTCCGTAGAGGAGATGGTGAAGGGTATCAAGGGAGCTCATCGTAAACGATCAACTGAGGCCATGGCAATAGGTACGATGGTCCATGATTGGTGCGAGGCTGCTATCAACTGGAAGCTGGGGCGCGGTGACATTCCTGACACTCCAGACAACGAGGCTGCTGAGAACTCAATCAATGCCTTTAGGGATTGGATCAAAGAGAATGATGTGGAGTTTATAACCTCTGAGGAGAAGGTCTACAGCAGGAAGTATAACTACGCAGGCACGATAGATGCTGTGGCTAAGGTGAACGGAGAGTTCTCTGTGATCGACTTCAAAACATCCAAGGCTATCTACAACAACTACCACCTGCAGTGCGCTGCCTACTCTCAGTGCGTAGAAGAGATCTATGATAAGCCAGTAGACGCATCCTATATTCTGCGGTTCGACAAGCAGACTGGAGAGTTCGAGTCAGGCAGGTCCAACGAATCAGCGGAGAACTTCAAGGCCTTCAAAGGATTCCTTGACGGTTACCTGCGTCTTACTGAGTTAGACAATAGGAGTAAGCGTAAATGAACAGAAGTTTATTCAGCGGAGAAGATGAGGACATCCTAGCGATGGTTCAGTTCCACATGGTGTCTGCGGTATCGCTAATGAGAATCATTCTCGATAACGGACTCCTTGAGAAGGACATGTTTCGTAGGGTCCTAGAAGAGATGGCTAAGAACTCAGGCTGTGTTCGGGAAGAGGCTCTGTGGGAAACCTACAAAGACTTCCTGGATGAGAAGATAGACTTCTCGTTAGCATCTGTTAGCCGTATAAGGGAAGGAGAAGAGCTCTGAATCTCTTAATCATTGGGGATCCTCATGCTCACCCTGACTATGACAACAGCAGGTTTACTGCGCTGGGGAAATTCATTGTAAAGGAAAAGCCGGACGCTATCGTATGTATAGGTGATATGGCTGACATGCCAAGCCTGTCCTCTTATGACAGAGGAACGAAAGGCTTTGAAGGAAGGCGGTACAAGAAGGATGTTGCTGCTGTTATAGATGCACAAACTAGATTGCTTACCCCGATAAGAAAGGCAAAGAACTACAATCCTAAGCTGTACATGACATTAGGTAATCATGAAGAGAGGATCATCAGGGCAGTCAACTCTACTCCAGAGCTTGAAGGAGCTATAGGGATAGAGGATCTGAAGTACAAAGAATTTGGTTGGAAGGTAACACGCTTTAAGAAGTGCGTTACTATAAAAGGCATAACATTCAGTCACTACTTTACATCTGGTATAGCTGGGAGGGCTATCAGCTCTGTCCATATAGGACACATGATGATAACCAAGCTCCACTGCTCTGCTGTGCAGGGTCATTCACACCTGTACAATCACTCAGAACAGACACGCCCAGATGGGCAGAAGATATTTGGTTTGTCCGTGGGGTGTTACTCGCATCCTAAGTACACCGAATCATGGTGTCGGGACACAGAGTACCAGTGGTGGAGAGGGGTTGTGATGTTGGAGGGATTAGACGGAGAGGGGTACTACAACAGCATCAGAGCGATCACTCAAAGAAGTATTAAATAAATATTATATCTAGAACACAGCCCTTGGGAAAAGCTGTGAGGCCATACGGCACAGGCTTCTCTTCCTCCTTGCTCTCTCCAGAGAAGTCCTCATAGTCTAGGGTGTTGGCTATCTTGAGCGTATCATCGTCTTCGTAAATATGCCACCCAACGGAGAGTATCTCAGGGCAGTCAGCATCCTTTTCCCAACCACTTGTGGCTAAAACATCACGCCACTTAACAAGGCAGAGCTTGTGTTCAGCCACCCTTATCCTTACCCTTAAACTTTATAGGGCCTGGGAGTAACCATGAGAAGAGCATGGGGACTATTACTATGAGTATTAGAGCCCAGCCACCCATCTCAATCAGGGATCCCAGCAGTGTCCAAAAATTATCAGGACTGCACATCGTTTTCCCTCCTATTTCTGTCAGGAATTGGGTGTATACCATCTC